TCTCGTTCAACATCTCGGTCCACTCGTCCGTGAAGTCGAACAGGTGGTAGTGTTCACCCACGCTGCCCTTCGGGATGGCGAACTCGATGAACATCCGGTCGTCCACGGGCTTGAAGTAAATCTTCGTGCCCTTCGGAGGCTTGGGTAGGCTCACTTTGCACCTTCCTTCTTGCCCGTCTTCCCCGTCTTGGGCGGATTTGCGGGCTTATTGACGGCCTTCATGGCCCACGGGTGGTTCTTCTTCGGCTTTGTCGCAGTCATTTGTCCTCCTGCTCGTATTGAGCAATGCGTTCTCCAATCCAAGCCATGCAGTTGCAGGCCATTGAGTTACCAAGTGCCTTGTAGCGGGGCCCATCTGCGGCGGGCTTGCCTCGATGCGGCACAAGCGTCCAATCGTCGGGGAATCCTTGTAGCCGTTCGCACTCAAGTGGGGTCAAGCGGCGAACTGTCATAGCAGTAGCCACAGCGTGTGTGTCTCTTTCTCCAGTATCAAACGCATTGACGGTGTTTGAAGTTTCCGCCTGTACCCATGACTCATCGTCCGTCGCGCTTTGGGCGCGTTTGGACTTGCGAAAAACAGCAGGAAATACATGACCCGCATCTAATGCAGGTCTTCCACACGAGTCAGGCCCACGCGCTGTTAGGGCTCCCACAATAGGCTGAATAACAGCACCAAAGTTCGCCTTATCAGGCATCCGTTGTGCCCCGTTTGCATTTGATTTAGTCAATGTTGACGCACAGGGGCTTCCATCCCACCAGCGGTTGTTTCCAACGCTTCCTTCAACATCTTCGGTAGCTTCTTTCCTCGTCGTTGACTGCGCCGCAATATGCCCTCGCAAGCCTTCTTCGATAGCCAGAACCTTTCCGGGACCTGTGTAGTCTCCAAGACATCCGATAACGAACACACGTCGCCGTCGCTGCGGGACGGCTTGGGGCCAGTTCCCCACTCGGATGTATTGAGCATCCAGCACTCGGTAGGCGTACCCATACCCGAGTTGGCCCAACGCCCCGAGGAAGGCACCAAAGTCCCGTCCGGATCCGCTGGACAAGACACCGGGAACATTTTCCCAGACAACCCATCTAGGTTGGAACCGAGCAGCGATTCCAAGAAAGGTGAGCATGAGGTTTCCCCGCGGGTCTTCAAGCCCTTTCCGCAGTCCTGCGACGGAGAATGACTGACATGGGGTGCCCCCGACCAGAAGGTCAACTGATCCGGGTTGTAAGGGCCATTGCTCATACTTGGTCATGTCTCCGTAGTTCGGGACTGTTGGAAACCGATGCGCTAGGACAGAACAGGGAAACGGTTCAATTTCAGAGAACCCCACAGCTTTCCATCCAAGCGAATGCCACGCAACGGATGCGGCTTCGATTCCAGAGCAAATGCTGAGGTAGTTCATTCTGCTTCCCTCGCTTCGAACTCCTGTAGCTTGTGGAGCAACTTGTTGTTGCGTTCCCGCATCTCCGCGATCATCTCCCGGAACATCTCGATATCACGGGCCATCCGGGTCAGCTGATGTGACTGGCTCTCCATGATGTCGTGGCACTTCTCGCGCTCCGCGCGCAGCCGCTCGATCTCGTCGGCGGCTTCATTTCGCTCGGCGTTCTGCGTGTCGGTGAGCGATGTCCAGTTGATCCTGAGACGATCAACAATGTCGATGTCGTCGCTCATTCCAGCCTGCCTTCCCGGATCTGATCGACCTCCGCGCTGATGTCGCGGGTCTTGATCTTCAGGTCCTCCAGACCTTTCCGGATTGCACACAGCTCGACTAGGGCATCACGACAAGCCTGTCGCAAAGACAGGCTCAGGTTGATGTCCTCCGTAGCCCGCTGTAGCACGGGCTGCCACGACTGCTTGTCCATTGGTTTCCTCCAAAGTGTTCTCTCTTCAGGGTGATCCCGAGCGGGGCGTTGCCGAACGGGACCACCCTGTGGGGGAGAAGAATGCGGGACGCATCCTAGCGAACACGCAAACCGTTGACAAGTGCCAAGGCAAACTCGGGATTTCGACCGAGAGTATCGGCCAGTCCGGTTTCCAAGGCGCAGATTTGCTCCTCCTGTAGGCCGATGCCGTATAGGTCGTTGATCGCCTCTAGGACCTCATGCAAGAGAGTCCGTGTTTGGATGGCTTCGGTACAGGAGGAGTTGACGGTGATGGTGGGCAGGGGACCCTGAGCCCAAGTCCCGAACAGGAACTCCTCCCCCTCCCCTCCCATCGGTTGACGGTGGATCTGGACACACAGTCCGGCAATGACAATGCTGTCTGACACCCCCTACCCCCCTTCTGGTAGCTAGTGGATAGCTGACAGTTACCTGTATCGAGACTCTAGAGATGATCCTACCGGATACCTATACCCATCTAGAATGGATACTTATGGATATCTAAAGGTATCTAGAGTTGTTCTAGAGTTCTTCTAGCCCCTACCATAGAGGTACCCCATATCCATCTCTGTCATCCACCTACGGTGGTACTACAGAGTTGTTCTAGATTGGCTAGATAGGGGGGAGGTGGTACCGATCCAGTCTTCTCTTGGTCTTCTCTTGGATGGGGCAGGGGAAGGGCCGTAGGCGGATTACCTGCGGTTGTTCCAAGAGTAATCCTCAGGTTCCCTAGCCTTTGGGATCAGTCTTCCTTCCATGAACCTCTCCAGCCGTTCGTCTATGGCTTGCTGTCTTGCCGCTTGGATCTTCTCGTCGGCATCCTGAGCCATCTGTTCCGTCCAGTAGTTGACCGCGATGGACAGAGCGTCAAGACGGTCGTCGTGCAGCAGGGCACCCCGAGCCTTGACCACCCGAGACATCTGGTAGAACAGGCTGTAGTGCAGCGTCTTGTCGGAGGTCTTGGCGGTTTCGTAGTCGCGCTGGACGACTCGGGAGTCAATGACTAGCTTGTGCTGGTTCAGCACGGGCTCCAGCGTGTCGATGATCCGCTTCTCCTTCTGCACCGAGTGGCGGACCTCCTCGATGAAGCAGTTGTGGCCAGCCCGCAGGTGCGGCTTCAGCAGCTCGGTGAACATTCCGTCACCGAAGTTGGACTCGACCACGATGTGGTTGACCTTCTGCCGCGAGGCGATGTCCACTAGCTCCTTCAGCGTCCGTTCGTCGTACCCGCCCGGTAGTCCACCCGCCTCGGTGACAAACAGGAATCCGTTGAGCATCTTGACCACGGCGAACGCCGTCTCGTCTGTGCCGCGTCCCGAGGGGTCGATGGCCATGACCGAGCCCGTGTACGGCTTCGGGGAGGATGCACCGATGCTGGCGACCGCCCGGTACCACCTGTCGCCGTTCAGTCCGACGCACGGCAGGTCCTCGCAGGGCTTGTCCTTGCCCCAGATCAGCTTCTCCGGCGCGGTGTCGATCTCGCACTCGGTGATGATCGCGTCCGACAGGCGCAGCGGATAGCGGTCGAGGTCGGACAGGCTGGTGTCCAGCATGAACTGGAGCGAGAAACCCGAGCGTCCGAAGGACATCTCGCGTTCCATCAGGTCGATCTCGGAGAACCGCTGCGGATCCGTCGGCTTTCCGACGAGCTCCGGGTTCTTGTCGAGCTTGTCAGCGATCATCGGGGCGAGTCGGGCCCCGTAGAACTCCCTCAGCCGTGCCTCCGGGTACCGAGCAGGCCAGATTCGGACCTCGTATCCGCGCTCCGGCAGCGATGCGTACAGCGATGCCTCGGTCTGCGGTGTGCCGAGGTAGACCACGCGGCCGTCTGGCTTGAGAACAGCGTCGAACTCCTTCACGGACTCCGACAGCTTGTCACGCATTGTCTGCGTCAGGCTGTTGTTTGCGCTTTCCACATCGTCCGCGACGATCAGGTCGGCGCGGCTTCCCGTGATCTGCGAGGTGATCCCCTTGCTCACCACGCTCGGGCTCTGGCTCGGCGGGGCTAGGCCCACATCGAACGCGATCTTCGACTTGCGCTGGTCTTCCCTCGGGCGCAGGTGGTGCAGGATCTCCATCGACTCGATGATCCGCAGGGTGAAGGTCGTGAAGTCGTCCGCCCTCTGCTTGCTGCTGCTGACCACCAGAATGTTCTTGCTCGGATCGAGCAGCAGCTGGTGGATGACGAACGCTGAGGTGACGAAGGACTTCCCGACTCCACGAAAGGCTTCGATCACGCATCGGCGGGGTCCGTTCTGCAAGTATGCGGCTAGGTCGTACTGGACTGGGGTGGGTTCCGGCAGTCCCAAATGCTGCCAAGTCAGCCAGAGAAAGTTCCGAAAGTCCTTGAGGCGGGGGTCGATTTGCATTGGCTTTCGTTTCTAGCCCCGTGGATGGCCCGCCAAGGCGTTTAGATTGCTGTATAGGGTGTCCATAGGGTCGAAATCAGAAGGTCTGTAATGCGATCCTAGACGGCTTCTTGGGCTTCATCGAAAGGCAGGGCTTGCGACAGCCTCAGGATGGGAGTGCCTTGGGAGGGGGTGGCGTTGACCCCGTTGTCCTTGAGCAGCTGTCGAGCCACGCCAAGGTCCGCGGCAGTCGCTTCGCCGGACTCGATCTTGTCGATCAGGTTCTGGGTCAGCAGCTGGTGCAGTTTCGCCATCAGTTCGGGATCGGTCATGTCAGCCTCCTGCGAAGTAGAACTCAAGGCGAACAACATCACCGACGGCTTCGCCTGTCTGCGTCAGGTTTCCACTCTTGGTAAATCGGACGGTTCCCGCAGCTACTCCAACCGTTTCGGTCAGGAACAACTGAGTCAACGGTGTTCCGCGTGTTCGA